AAATTATTTGGATATCCATTTTTAGATAAGTTGGGTTTATTTTTAATAACCGCTGGTGTTATAATTGGAGGTGTATCAGGTGCTATGTATTTTGCTGGATCTTTTGGCAATCCTTTAGGTTTACAACCTATTAATCAATCTGGCGTTCAATCTGGCGTTCAATCTGGCGTTCAATCTGGCGTTCAATCTATTAAACCTATTCAACCTATTAATCAATCTGTCGTTCAACCTACTCCTCTAGGTATGGAACCTATTCAGCCTATTAATCAATCTGTCGTTCAACCTACTCCTATAAATGTCAATTAAACATATTATAAACCATATTCACTAGTAAAATCAATAGCAAAATAATTATTAGGAGGTGATTTTGTAGCATCGGTCATAGTTGCACCTCCTTTAGATGTTAGTTGATACATAGCATTTCCATTATAACTTCCTACAAAATAACCAGTGCATTTTGAATCGGATTCGCATTGAGTCATAGCATTATATGGGGCATTTTCTCCTGAAAATATACAATAACTTCCCCAATTTCCTGTAGTAGTATTGACTCCCTTAGCTTTGGGGCATGTATAATCATTGGGTTTGCTTGAATCCCATTGCTTTCCTTCTTGTAGCTTGTAATTATTTTTTCCTATTTGTTTTAAGTAAAAATTATTAGAAGGTTTTGTAGAATCACTTACTATGCCTCTAGATGTTAATTGATATTTTCCTTTGCCATCTGAAACATAACCTAAGCAATTAGGATCAGTAGTACAGTAGGCTTCGGCATTTTTCTTTGCATCGGTTCCAGTAAATATACAATAATTAGAAAAGTTGTTATTATCTCCTGTTATATCAACTCCTTTAGCACTGGGGCATTTATATTGTCCTGCAGTACCAATATCCCAATTTTGTCCCGATTGAGGTGTAAATTTAATTGTTAATGGTTTAGTATTGGAGGCAGACCCTGTACCAGAAGCTTTACCAATTGTACTAGCAGTCTTTTCAGTTAAAACAGATACGGTTAGAGCTGGAGCATACATAATTATAAGTATAGCAATTAAAACACATATAGCAACGCCTATTAATACTTTGTACCACCATTCTAATTTATCTTCTTTTGGTTGGGGTGGTGGATATGGTTGCATTGGTTGTGGTGGTGGATATGGTTGCATTGGTTGGGGTGGTGGATATGGTTGCATTGGTTGTTGTGGATATGGCGGATATTGTTGCATTCTATATTGATAATTTTAAAGAATAAAATGATTTAATAAATATTAACACCTTGCGGTGGTTTTAAAGAAAATACTTTATCGTAAAAGTAATAATTTAAAAACGCTATTTTATACATGGTCATATTAAAGACTAGGAGTTTTGGATTTAAATACAAAACTATAGAAAAAATTATCGCTAAAACTATAACTACAGCTAAAAATATTAATACAATTTTTAACCATATATTCATGCCTGTATGCTGTTTATCTTGGGTTTGATTTACATTGCTATTGGGTACATCAGTATTTACATTGCTATTGGGTACATCATTATTTACATTGCTATTGGGTACATCAGTATTTGAAGAAGACATTTTATATATATATATATATTATAATTTTTCTATAATACTCGATACTAAATAATAATAAATTGTAAAAGCTAATATAACTAATATTACAAATACTACTACAATACCAATTATAACCATTAAGAAAATTTCATTAGAAGTAAAATGCCAAATACTCTCGCTATTATTAAGACTTGTTTCTGTTTTGATATCTGACATATATTAATAATTACTTTTAAAGAATGAAAATATATATTAATAAATATCAAGTAATATAAATGTTTTCTTTGATCTCAGCGATTTCTAAGAATAATGGAATTGGATTACACAATGCTATACCATGGCATAATCCACAAGACTTGAAACATTTTGCAGAAATGACAAAGGGTCATGTAGTAATAATGGGTTATAATACCTTCAAATCGCTTAAGGCTCCGTTATCTAATAGAATAAATATTGTTATGACAAAGAGTCTTGAAGCTAAGGAATATGAAGAGAATAATGCTAAGGTTATTATCTTTAATGATCCTTGGGAAATGGTTATGTATTGTTGTAATATTAAGAATAAGGAATTGTTTATTATTGGAGGATCGCAAGTTTATACTTGGGCTTTAAATATGGGATTGGTATTTAGACTTATAATAACCGTTATACCAGATGAATACTTATGCGATACATATCTTGATCTTAAAGATTATCCATTACAGTTGATTAAAACTGATGTGTTTAATAATCTAATCATTAATACTTATGAATTTAAAAATATACAAGAAAGAGCATATTGTAATTTAGGTAAGAAGATTTTATCTTTAAATCAATCTGCTATTATGAATGATGTAATAAGAAAGGATAGAACTGGGTTAGGCACGTATAGTATTTTTGGACAACAGTTGAAATTCAATTTAGAAAATAAAACGTTTCCCCTGATTACAACGCGAAGAATGTTCTTTCGAGGCATAGCAGAAGAATTATTCTTCTTCCTAAGTGGTAAAACCGATTCTGCAATATTAGAAGCGAAAAGTATTCATATATGGAAAGCTAATACTTCAAGAGAGTTTTTAGATAAATATAATTTGCCTCATCTTCCAGTAGGTGATATGGGTCCTAGTTATGGGTTCTTATTTCGCCATTTTGGTGCTGAATATAAAACTTGTAAAGATGATTATAAAGGACATGGATTTGATCAGATTAAAGAAGTAATTAAATTATTAAAGACCGATCCTACCAATAGAAGAATAATTATTAGTTTATGGGATCCTAATTCTATATATAAGTGTCCTTTACCTCCTTGCCTATATAATTATCAATTTTACACAAATGGAAACAAGTTATCGTGTATGATGACTCAGAGAAGTTCTGATTATGCTGTTGCTGGAGCATGGAATATTGCTACAGGTGCTTTATTAACTTATTTAATAGCTAGAGTAGTAGATATGGAGCCTTGGGAATTAATATGGAACATTGGTGATACCCATATCTATAGTAATTTAGTTGATGAATTTAAAAAGCAATTAGAGCGAGAGCCGAGACCATTTCCAAAATTACATATTAACAAAAAAGAAAATATAGAAGATTATACATTTGAGGATTTAAAATTGTTTAATTATAACCCTCATTCAAAATTAGAATTTCAAATGGCGGTTTAAAACACCATTTTATATTTAATAAAACACCATTTTATATTTAATAAAACACCATTTTAAATTATGAATTTTTTTTAAATATTAAACTACAGAGATTATATGAATAACAATCAACAGAATAATCAACAACATATTCAAATGAATAATCAACAACAACATATGCAACAGAATAATCAACAACAAAATATGCAAGTGAATAATCAACAACAAAATATGCAAGTGAATAATCAACAACAAAACAATAGGCAAAATATACCTTTGAATAATAATCAAGTTATAGATAATAATAACAGATTAAATAGGCAGAGAATACAAGAAAGGCGTTTTGATTATAGTATAAGTTATACTTTGGATTTTATGAATGATATATTAAAGCACGTTGATATAGATGAAGAAAAAAAAATAGCAAATGACTTGTATATAAATAATAATTCTATTAATCTATTAACCCCAGAAGAACTTATAGACGAATATAAGGTTCCTTCGTATAGGGATGTTGTATTCTTATATACACTTAATAATCATTATAGATCAATAGGAGGGGAATTGTCAAATGAAGAGAAGGATAATGCTTTCATAATGCCTAATGGATTTCATAATGCACTTAACTTTATGAGTATATGTTATATACGTAATACTACAGAAGAGCAATATAGAGAATTAGCATATAGTATTTTTAATAGTAGAAATGAATTTCAACAATTAGAAAATCCTCAAGAATTGATAAGAATATATTCTCTTCATAGTAGATTTACATATAGAGATGTTATATTCTTATATGCGAGATTTATTCCTATGGATAGGCTTTTACAATTTATTTAAAATAAATAATGATCGACCGAATCATTAAGAGGAGAATACATATTATATGTATAATCTTTATTTTTTACTGCATCAAATACCATTTGTCTTCTATTAATAAATGTTTGATTAGCTGGTTTTGTAGTGCATACTCCATTAGTACATGTGGTTGTATTACATACACCATTTACACATGAAGTACTTGTAGTATTTGCGTATGTTATTTTCGTAGTGCATACGCCATTTATGCATGTGGTATTTGTGCATTTTCCAGTAGTATCACATGATCCACTGCCTGTTACGGTTCCGCTGTTAGACGATGAAGTATTGGTGGCTTGTATAGCAGGAGCTTGTACTGTTGCTTGGTTATTGGTTTGTACTGTTTCTTGTTTAAAATAAGGAAAATATTTAGAAGTAAATGAGGTAGAATCAAAATTTACTAAATTATTGGGTCCTCTATTAATTTTTGGATACACCGCCTTATTAATTAAAGCAGAAATAGATACCGGTGGTCCAGTTTTTTGTTGTACATCTTTAACACTGTATATGGAAGCTATTACACTCTTAGATGTAGGTTCTATTTCGTATGATACTCTAATTCCAGTTATCGGAAATATCTCATTATTGATTAAATTTAATAATGTATCTAATAAATTTGTTGAAATTGTAGATAAGGATTGCGTTGCAGTAAGAGATTTATCTGCACCATTTACAATTTTTTGTATATGTACTATTACTTCATTTATATTTATTTGCAAATGTTTTATTTCTTGTACAATATCATCTGCAGTAAAGTTTTTTGGTTTCAAAAGTTCTAAAAATGAATTTATAAAATCCTGAACTGCCTTGGCTTGACTTACAGCTGACTGTGTATCTAATTTAGATTTTGCTATTAAATCAATTAGTGATGCCAAATAATTCTTAGAAGCATTTGATATGTCATTTGTAGAATTTATAAGATTTGACATATGTGTTAACATTGAACTTGTTTTTTGCTGAGAAGATAATGATTCTTGTAAATCATTTGCAATATTTTGAAAAGATGGCTGAATTTTTTTAATTACATTTTGTATTGTTACTTGAGAGGCTTGTTGTAGATTAGAATTAGGAGCATATTGACGGGCTTTAATAGCATTTAGTAATTCTTGCTGAAGACTATTAATATTTGATGCGTCATTTACTATTTTTTGTTGTATAACAATTGCATTTTTAATAATAGTCTCAGTATCAGATATACCTTTGTTTAGAACTTGTGAATTTGCATTTTGAGAATTTACACTTGACATTAATAAGTCTGCAGTTTGATTAATTTTTTTAATAGTAGTTAATGCATTTGTCTGTAATGTATTTGCAGATAATATAGCTGTTTGTATAGGATTAACATATCCACTGACTGTAATTATTAACTTACTAATTTCATCATATGTAGTGTGGTATTGCTCTGTACTAGGACTGGCTGATTGTACTAAATATTTAAAATTTAATATTACGGTTTCTAATAAATAATTAATATCATCACTTTTAACTCCATTAATATATACTGGTAAATTATCATTAATAAAACATTCTTTCATTGATGCTAATATATTAATTAAAGTAGGTGAAATAGTATTAAATTGTGTTATAATATCATTTATTTTGAATTTTGTTATAGAAGGTAATGTATTTATTAAAGGTGGAATATATGGATTTTTATATAATAAATAACCTATAACTGTTATCTGTTGGTCTACTACAGCTAAGGATGAATATACTTGACTTAATATTTGCATACCAGATATAAGTTGAGTTAATAACAATTTTGATTGTGTATATGTAGATTGTAAAAGTTGTTGAAATTTAACAAGCTGAACTTCAATTTCATTTCCTATAGATAATATATTATTAGCTTGTGAAGTAGCAATATCCATTGCTGAAGTTATAGATGATGATGCTGAATTTACTTGAGTATTTAAATTAGCCATAATAGCTTTAGTATCAGTAAATATTTTTGATGTATAATTTATCAATGATTGGGCGGAAGCTACATTAGCATTCATAGCAGTTTGATCATTTGTTGATTGTATCGAGACTTGTGCTACAGCTTGTTGTACCGTGTTAATAGTATCGATAGCAGTTTGAAAATCTGAAACTATATTTTTTGAAGAAATGCTTAATGCTATACTGTCTGATATTTTTTGAGAAACTAATGCTACGTCTTTTGTAGTCTGAATAGTAAGTTGTTGTGAAATATTTGATTGATCTGTAGAATTAGCAATGTCTTGAAGTTGTTTATTAATAGAACTTTGTAATTTATACAAGTCATTTACATTCTTTAAAGCATTGTCATGTGCTAAATTTGAATTTTTCTCAGCATCTCCTAATATAGGAACAGATGCTAGATAAGGTTTAATCATTGACCACTTCCATATTAATAAAATAATACATACGATTATAAGAATCTCAATCATAGATATATAATATTATAAAAAAATCTATATTATATTTTAATTAAACATTATAAATATAAATATTTTTACTTAATACTTAAAAATATAAATATTTTACTTAATACTTAAAAATACCTTATTCTATTATTGCTATTGCTATTATTACCAAATATATTAGCTAAGGCATTTACAACTACTGCAGTCTCTACACCGGTTTTTACTGCAGGGTTTAATTTAGAGTTATTTACATTTATCCCTAGAGGAAAATTACCTATAAATATGCCGTTTGAAGTAAAGTAAGACATAGGTCCTATTGCGTCATCTAGGTTTTTATATATTAGTTGTTTGTCTTTTCCATCTCCTAGTATGGGATCTAATTTTTGTATAATGTTATTATAAAGATCTATACTTTCTCTTTGTACTGATCCATCAGTGTAAATTTTATAATATATAAATCCTATCACTCCTACTACACCTACAGCATATAAATAATAATCATTACGAAATTGAGATTTTTCAGTATCTGGATAATTTTGAGTAGAGTAGTACCATATTATCAATATAACAACTGCTATCATTATAAATCGATATATATTTGCTTTATGTTGTACTCGAGGTATGCCTTGAATAACATTTCTAAATGTATCCAGATTTCTCTTCTTATTGTCTCCAGTACTATTAAGCTGTATTTGTATATATGATGTTGCAATAGTATATGCATTTAAAGAATAAAATCTATGATAAATAAAATCAGAAGGAAAGAGTTCTGTTATTAATCCTCGCCCTGCTTGTTCCATTACATACTCGGAATTTGTATCGTAATTCATAATTTATATATAGACAAATAAAATTGAATTTGTTGTAAAATATTATAAGATCAGATAGTTTTGATTTAGATTATGAGCATAATTCTTAAAGAAGAAAAAAAGAGAGTTTGGGGTAGTATCACTGGAGCTAAACCATCTAAACCTTATTCTAAACCTAAAAGCTTTATGTCTGAACCTGAATCAATTCATACTATTAATTCTCGAATTGAACTAAAGATATTAAATAGAGATAAGTACTTTATTATGGCTCAATTGAATTCTTATAGATATTATGTTGAATTTACTAGTAGAGGATTAGTCGATCAATTCCTTATTAATAATTTAGAAGCTATTGAATTAAGAAGAAAGGTAGTTAAGAAATCGCTTCATATTTGTTTCCGTCAAAAAGTTAATATTTGTACTTATGAAGCAATAGAGTATCCAAAAGAATATATTAATACAAGGATGGGATTCAGTGTTGAAGATATGAAAAGATTTATAGAAACCATTAGTTATTATAATAATGATTATTTAGAATTGGATATATGTAAAATTTCTCATACTATGGAAGATATCGATTATATGTTTGAAAAATATATCAAGCAGAAATTAATAATGTATTCTATTAAAATATATAAGTTTGAAAAATCTGAGAATATAAAAGTATTTGAAATCATTAATCATTTATATGCTGTATTCGAACATCTATTATTAAGGCATGATGAAGATACCGCTACAGTCAATCTTCTATGTTATGCTATAAGAAAAAATATTATTCAATAAACAAGTATTTTATTTTTTAATATATAATATTCTATTCAATTCTATTCAATTCTATTCTATTCAATTCAATTCTATTCTATTCAATTCTATTCAATTCTATTCAAGTCGTCTTCTAATAATTCTAGGCGGTTGATCAGGGCGATTAATCATTTGATCAACGGGAGTAATTGGATCAGTTGGAGTTGATTCATTTCTAGAATCATTATTGATTTCATATTCTATAATTAATAATCTTTCTCCAAAGAATTCTGTATTAATTTCTTCTATTCTTCTTCGAATTCCTCTTTCTATGGGTTGAGTTAAAGGTATAGAATATTCTTCATTTGAATCTTGAATATTCGAATCCTGTGTCTTTGACTCTTGGGTTTTGGACTCGAAAACTATATCTTCATTATCAGAATGTAATTCTTCAGTGGGTTCTAATTCTTGAATTTGTTGGAATTGCGGATTTGAATTTAATATTTCTTGATATGGTAATAATCTTTCATTTGGTTCATTTGGTTGATTTTGTTCATTTGGTTCATTTGTTTGATTTGGTTCATTTTGTTCATTTGGTTGATTTTGTACCCGTTGTTGATGTGGTTGTCTCGAAGCCTGAATATTATCAAAATTTAATCTTCTCATTAGAATTCTATTAATACTATAGCGAGGACGTCTAAGCATATTTCTTCTAAATTCTCGCATACCATCGTCAAAGTTTCGTAGTAATTCTATTATCATTCCTGCGTTTTCTTGCACGAAATCTCTTTCTTCTCGCATGACTCTTGGAACAAAATTAGGATCGCGGGATATATATGTTTGATATTGTTCCGTCCATGATACTTGAAAATTAGTTTCAAAATCTGGGAGACTTTCTAAATTGGTATTCCATTCTAGATATGTATGCTCTCTCGCTAGATCGATATGTCGCTGTAATGTTTCCTTCTTTTCTTCTTGCTCTCTAGTTAACTGATTTCTTATGGCATCAGATTCTTCATCTAGTTTGGTAATGTCATCAGATTCAATATAAATATTTTTATCTTTATTAATATGATAAAAATTTTCTACGCTTAGAATTTCATAATCACACGGTAATAAGTACTTTGAAGGAATGATTGCCTTTGTGTAAAATTGTTCTGTGGAAATTTTACTCTCTTTATTATACTCTTGTTTATAAATCGTTATAAATAATACACGAGCACGACATAGAGGGCACTTGACATCCTCATTTCCTTCATGAGCACTTTTAATTAAGCCAAACATACATTTATTATGAAAGTTATGTCCGCACTCTGTAGAAACTAAATAATATAAATTATTATTGCAATCTTTATCAAGTTCTATATTATCTAAGCAAATATAACAAGTGGGCATTTGTTCTTTACATTTTTTGTAAATTTCACCACAGCATTTGTATCTAATTTCTTCATATATGTCTAATTGTGTTTCGCTACTAGAATTCTTCTTAATAAATAGGGAAAGCTTTGCAAGAAATACTTCGGCCATGATATATATAATTATTAATAGAATTCAATTTTATTTTTTGTTATATATAAATGTCTATTTTTTGTTTTTTTTGTTATATATAAATGTCTATTTTTTGTTTTTTTTTGTTATATATAAATGTCTACAATTAAAGAAACACAAAAAGAAACACAAAAAGAAACTGGAATATACGATAGCATAAGTAAAAAATATGATGAGTTGACAAATGGCCCAAACGGTACTTTATATAAAGTATTCTATGCTGGAGTCGTCATAGGAACAATAATATGTGTTATTCTTTTTCTAGTAGTAGCACCTATTAGAAATTTTGCAGTTGCTACCGGACTTTTTGGTGCTGATATGACATCAAAATATATGTTTCAAGATTCTCAAAAGGCTAACTTTTTAACTATACTTTCTATTATTTTAGGTGGTATAATTGTTGCATCGATAACAATTGGACTCGTACTTAGTGCAGGATTCTTTGCAGGTTCAGTATTAATGCATTAATAAATATTATATTAACCTTTTTTTTTATCTGGGGTTTTCTGGATTATCAAAATAATTATCCCATGCACTACGAGTTTTCCTATCTTTAGGTATAGTATTTTTTTTTAGACTTTTTGCAAGTTCATCAGCTTCTACACTAAATGTTCTCAAAACTTGCGTTGGAACTGGTGTGGGATCTGGCGTGGATTTAAATTCTTCTACAATTAGACTTTGAATTGCTTGCGTAACTGGCGTTGGAACTGACGCGGGGTTAAATACAGAAGCGGATGGATTTAATTTTATCGAAACTGGCGTGGAAACTGGCGCGGGGGTAAATGTATTAGCAGATGACTTTAATTCTTGAAAAATATTCGCCATTTCTTTATTTTCTTTATCATTAACTTCAATTATGCTAACATAGTCATAATCTAATGTTTCACCATATTTATATAACATCTCCATATATAATTGATGGATACCATTTATTATTTTCCATGTAAATATAGGAATAAAACATTTTGTTTGTAAGCTACGTGATATACTTACCACATTATTTCTTGTTTCTTCTGTTTTAATATTTTTTTCATCTGATAATGTTTTAATTGTCCCTTCACTAATTTCAAAATTTATGATGTTAATTTTATAGTCTTTGGGAATGAAATTAGTTTGCGAACCTAGGAACATATCAAATGATAATATCTTAGCATTTGTGATATCATGTGCTAATGACAAGATGCAATTATCATCCTGTTCTTCAAATGAATGGGCTTGAAGGTCTGCGTCATCTTTAGGATGTCGTGATGATATCTGAAGTATTCGCTGATCATCCTTATCTTTATCACTTAAATTACATTCAGCAATATAAAATTTTAATCTATTTATATTTCTTCTAATATTGCTATATATTGGATTTTTATATGTTTTGCCTTTAGATTTTTCCCTTTCTTTAACTTCATCAGATGCCATTTCAATAAGAAAGTTTTTCATACACTCGTGTAATCTATAATTATTTTCTGTTTTAGTTACAAAATGCACATCTCCTGTAGTAGCATTTAATAAAGAATTAATAATATATCTGAATAAATATTTTATATTATGCGTATAATATTCTCCGGTGATTCCGAACGTATGGCAAAAATCATACCCTGAGTCATCATCCATAATAATTCCCATAGTTGTATTTTTTGGTAAATTTATAAATTTATTAACAATATTTAATCCATCTATGATAATTGGACATTTAAGCTTATTCTTAAGTCCTCCATATTTTATAGTATTATTTGGTTTAGAAACTAGAGATGTTAAAAGTGCAGTGATAGCCATTATTTGTTCTTTAATTGAACTTAGTCGCGATATAATTATCAGAATACCCGTACATACACATACTAAAAAAATTATTAAAATAATGTTGAATAATTTCATTATATATAATATTAAATATTATTTATTTTTATCGTAAGATACATTTAATGCACTCAATCATTTGGGTACTTCGGCGCTGGAATCCGTATCATCAATAGTATAATCATTTTCAATTATTGGTATAGTGGGCGTTCTTGGAGCACTTGGTGTATCTGTTCTTTTTTCCTCTGTTTTTATTTACTCTGTTAAGGCATCATGCCTAGCTTTAACAGTCCCTCCGTCTGGTAATATTCTATAATCATTATATTTTATATTATCAAGGTTCTTACTAACTTCATTTAGTGATGTATTAAACTCTATTGAAGTATTTATTTTTTAAGTGTTCTTAAAGTAATTGGCTTTGCATATGTTATACTAGCTTTTGCACTTTTTTCCTCAGCTTCTTCTAATTTTTGCAATCGTTCGCTTAGTATCCTATTTAATACTATAGTTTGTTTTTCTAAACTAGCTTCTATTTTTTTATCATAATCCCTTTTAATATATGGTGGAAATTTTTCATATATATTATCATTTATATATTTATTTTCAAATATTAAATTAAATTGATCTTTTAAGCTATTCATATCATTTTTACATTCTATAATAGAGGGAAAATCTTTGCAATCGGGACGCGTAATTGAATTATATTGTATTAGGTTATCTAAAACTAAAAGGTTATCTCTAAATACTGAATCAAATTCATTCTTTATTGGTAACATATCTTCCTTCCAACTTTCTTGAGCATTCTTTTTTAACATATCTTCCTTCCAACTTTCTTGAATACTTTCTAGTATTTTGATAAATTTGTTGTATAAATTTTGCATAAATTCTGATTTACCATGTAACATAAATACTTGAGAAGAATCATATTCAAATCTATTATCTTTATAATTAGAAAATAATATTATTTCGCCATATTTATTTATAACAGGAGCTAAAATATAAAGATATAAATCTTCTCTCGTTAATAAGGCATTTAACTGAAATAAAGTATTAGAATCATTAGGATCTATTGTCCTATATGTAAGTATATCCTTGCTTCTTATGCAGATCTTATATTTGTTAGGAAGTTCTCTTGGGATTTTTCTTATTTCCCTATACTTATCACGAGAGACAATAGTAAAATGTCCTTTATTATTTTTAGCTATATTACTAGCTACTAACATTAGCATATGATCATCTAATGATTTTAATCTATGTAATTCTTTCTTATCATATTTTGTAATTTTTTCTATTTCAGAAAGACTTAAAATATTGTCAATAGAAGATTTTTGTTCAACATCGGCCTCGTCATAAAAAGCATCATAAATTATTATATTAGGAGGTAATGTTATCGCAGTTTCTCCGTATATATATTGTGCCATAATATTATCTTGACCAGTTTTAATTATCAAATGTAGTGTTCCTTCGAAACATCTATTTAATTCTGTAATCATTTTTTCAAAACAGCTTCTATTTATTGCTTTTATTTCTATTTCAGTAGGATCTCTTTGTTCATTTTGTGATTTATACTCTTCTATAAGTTTTTCGTTCATAGTTATGAAAATATTAAAACCATCTACTATGATATTATTTTTAAAAATATAAGGATATATAAATGGTTTAGTTATATCATTATAATTCTGACGTATTAAAGGTAAGCTCTTCTCATCAGGCATGTTTTCATTTGCACCACCGTGTTTTACTGGATATGTATTGTTTGTTAATGTAAAGAATGCAATTAATGCAAAAATATATTTTTTAATTTCATCCAAATTAAAAAACTTATTTATCAAATACACGCATAAAAAAATTATAATCAGTATTACAAAAATATTCATTATATAATTAAAAATGTTTTTTTTAATAACTTAATCTTCATATTCATTAGTAAAGTATATTTCTTCATGATATGGTGTCTCATTAGTAATCGTATTATCGTTAGTAATCAGATTACCATTCACCGAGTACTTATTCCATAATGGTTTTCCTTCTTCTCTATAGAGTTCTCCATTTTGAAGCCATGCTTCAAATTTAATAGTATTATTGAGGTTTGGATAATACTTAATTTCTGCTGGTTTATCATTGTTTCTGTGATATTTACCATTGATAGCCCAGATATTGGTATTTATCTTACTAGGATTATAGATAAAGTAATCGGTTTTTGCAGGTAGATCGTTGTCTCGATGTAAATTTCCATCTTTAAAATAACTTATTGTTTCAAGTGTTCCATCTTGGTTATAATTAATTTTAGCAGGACGATCTTCTTCTCTATGACGATAACCATTTATATACCATGATAATTT